TTGGATTTTGTTTTGCCAAGCTGGGATTACTTGAAATGTTGAGTCATCAGCATACTGGCCATAAGTGTGCATGTCGCCAACAACGTTGAGCCCACCATAGTAGCCATAGAATCTCCACATCTGTCGTGGAGTTACATAAAAAACATCACGTATTTTAACTCTCTTTTGACCTACAATAGAGCCATAAACCGAATCTGCTTCTAATATCTCTTGCAAATCATAATCTTGTTTATCAGTCACTGTGTCAAAAGAAGCAGAGTATATTGGTTCTTCACCTCCTACACCAGCTTCTGTTGCAAAAGCGCTTCCCAAACGAAAAGCTGTTTCGAATGAAAATCTAGGATATTTAAGTTCAATATTAGAACCACTAAGAGAATCTCCTTCTGTTAATTGCCCTGTATGAGTAAAGGATCCTGTTGTTCCTCCGAGAGCAGCCCCAACAACGTTCTTTGATTGGTGAATATTGATGATATATGAATATTCCAATACTGCGTCTTCATAGTTTGCATAGACATTTTTTTCTGTCAATTCAATATCTAAAACATCTCCGCCCAATCTCTTGTATGTAAAAGCAACTTGAGCAGCTGCTCCGGAGAGAAATTCAGCTGAATCGGCATAAACTCCCATTGGCAAAGCAGATGCGACATTTGATATTGTCCCTGTCGCTGGCAATACAATCGCCGATGTTTGGGATGTTGGCGTTAAAGTTGGAAATGACATTCATGATCCTCCGAGTCTTTATTAAATAGTTTAGATAAAGAGAAAGCCTCTATTCAGAGGCTTTGTTGTCTTCTTCGGCTTTCTTTGCCATTTCTTTTTTCTTGCGAGCGGCTTCAGCTTTTTTCTTCTTTTCAAGTTCAGCCTTCTTTTTAGCTTCTTCTTTTGCTTTCTTTTCTGCTTCGGCTTTTTTCTTAGCTTCTTCGATTAAGCGTTGCCTCTCAGCCGCGGCTTCTCGCTTTGCTTTTTCGATAGCTTCTCGCTTGTCGATTTCAGCTTGAACTAGTTTTTCAATCCCAAGACGACGAGCAACTTGAAGGCTTGGAACTTCCTCCAAGATGCTCATTTTCTTAAGAATGGTTCTTGCTCGCTTGTTGCGTTTACCCATTAGTTACCTCAGATTATGCTTCCATATCGATGCCGGTAGCAGCATTACAATGTCCTAAGACATACCACTTGATTCCGTCACACAATACTTCTACCTGATCACCTTCTACAGCAGCTCCGTCTTTGAAAGCAACTTGCCCTGTGCCAGCTTGATCAGTAGCTGTTCCATCGGCTCCGGTCACAACGACACCAACCATGGTATCTGAACCAGCAGCTGTAATAACGTAATCAGCTCCGGATGGCGCTGCCTTAACTATAAATTTGCACCACCAGCCTTTACCAGCTTTTGCTACAGATGGTAGAGTCACGGTAAATTCTGTAGAGGAGTTCAGAGTAAACACAGTTCCACAGTCATGAACTTCAACTGTTTTTGCAGCAGTAAGGTCTTCAATTTTTTTTCTATCAGCAGAATATCTTCCAGATTTAGCCATAATTTATATCTCCTTAAAAATAATTATGAAATTTGGGCTTCTGCCCATTCAGTAATAAGTAGTTCTCATAAATAGAAAACCCCCAACCAAAATAAATTGGAAGGGGGCATAGATTTAGTCTAAGTTACAGACTAGGAAGCTCCAGACTCACCAAGCAATCCACGAACGATAACAAGACCGTACATGTCAGGGCGAACCATTTTCTTCGCATAGCGAGTCATGACACCCTTACGTGGTACAAAGTCTTCTGTTCCGAAGATTGTAGGTGTAGTTTGGAGTGGAACGTATGGAGCATATACGTATCCAGACTCAAGGAAAGAACCACCTTTACGTCCTACAAGGATCACATTACGTGGGAAGTAAGGATCAACAATAATGTCGAACTTACGGCTGAGAGATCCAACCTTAACAGCACCGATATCACCCTTGTCAGCATCAGCAGTTACGTTCGCACGGAATCCACTGGTGAATTCAAGAATGTTAGCAACTTCAGGAGAAACGATAACATAGTTTGCTCCACCACGAAGTGTCTTACGATGAATTTGAGCAGAAACATCATTGATGGTTTCAATGAGAGTCTCGTACCATTCAGAAACTGTTCCAGTGAAATCAGGAGCAGCAGCAGTAGCACCAAGTTCAGCACCAGTTTGCTTGTTCACAAAAAGACCAGGAGAGCGAGACCAGTAATAAGTTGCAGCAGTTGCACCGTTTACAAGGTCAGCAAGGATCTCACGATCGATTTCAAGAGCAATTTGCTCAGAAAGGATAGAAGTCAATTCAACTTCAGCATCCAAGTTGTGGTAAGCATTCAAGTCTTGACCAAGCTCAGGAGACCACTTAGCTTTAAGCTTCTTGGTTTGAGCGGTGATCGCAGTTGAATTAACCTTGATGTCGATCTCAGGAATGTCTGTTTCGTTCTCTAGTGGATAGAGAGTGCTTGAAGACTGAACAGCACCAATTGTAGAAGAAGCAGGAATGCTATCTTTGATAGGCATGGTAATGAGGGTTGATGTAATTGCGTTATCGAGTGCAGTAGCTGTAGATACAGTTGCATTAATAGAAGCAACGGGACCAACAAAAACCATACGAACAGCTTTAGCGCCGTTAAGACCATCAGCGGCTTCAACAACATCAGTAAGACGACGAATTTGCGCGACATTCGTAGTTGCAGTAACACCACTACTAAAGTCTGTTGCAAGATCGGTGAGAGCCATTACAAAAGCTGACAGGTTGTTGAAGTCAGCAAGACCATCAGCTGATGTGAACTGATCATGATCTAAGTCTACAACAAGAGCGCGCAATGAAGAATCATCAGAAGCCAGAATGTCAGGGTCATACTTAATTCTTTTAGCATTAGCTTCAGAAACTGCTCCGTCAAGCAAGAAGGTAACATATTTCCCCTCACCAGTAGCAATGTTTCCATCTAAAGATCCACTTGGAGAAGCATATGCATATCCAACTGAACCGTCGCGGCCTGGTCCGCTAAAACCGGCTTTGTTGGTGGCGTTGACAAGATCAACTCCATCGATGATCTCTGCCCCAACTTGGTCTGTACCGTAGATGGATTTATCAGAAGTGTTACCCATACGAGGGAATATACCGGAACCTCCACCAGCGTTTGGTGAGTATACGAAGTCAAGGAAGAAGATGAGGCCAGAAGGAAGGCTCATCGGTTGAACACTAACAAGGTCGTTAGCGATAAGTCCGGCGAATACACGACGAACGATAGGGAAAGCAACAGCAGCGAAACCTTCCACATCACCAGCTCCCATAGAGCTAGATTCGCGAAGAAGTTCCTTCGCTTGGTTTTCGAGCAAACGAGCCATAGTAGCTTTTTGATGCTCGGATTGAAGACCTTCAAGCAAACCGGTTTTTCCCCATTTGGAAAGAAGAGCAGAGCCTTCCTTCTTCATGTCACGGTTCACGATGCCTTCTGTAAGAGTTTCAATAATAGACATTTTAATAACCTCCAAAAGTATATCTATTTGATCCCAGCGAGTTTCTTCATCTTGTCGGCAAAGGTATGCTCGACAGATTCATTAACTTGCTGTTTTCTAGTGCTAAGAATTCCAGAAAGATTTGACTTTCTATTAACGGACTCGCTTAGGGTTCGAGGAGACTTGTTGTCTCGACTCGATGTGACCGTAGCATTAAGAGTCTCGCAAAGATGTTTCGCTTCTTCAGGAGTTCTCGATTTTGCGATGGCTTCAACAATCTTTGTCTTTTGTCGCTCATTCAGGGAGGCATCGCTCAAAGTTTTGTTTGAATAAAGCAATTTGGCATTGGAAAGAAGAGTCTCGTTAAGTTTTTGAGACAACTTCTCAACAACATCCTTGTATTGTTTATTCTTGTGTTTAAAGTGTTTTAGTGCTTCTTGAAGATCTTCATTTTTCTTTTTCTCTTCTTCCAACTCTTCCTTCATCTCATCGGATTCAAGTTGGGCTTTACGAAGTTCTTCATCGTATTTTCTGGCTGCTTCATCGGTTACGATGTGGCCATGTTTTTGTTCGGATACGTCGACAGTAAGTTCTTCTTCTAGAAGTTCTTCATCGTCTTCATCCATCTCATTCATAAGTTTCATGATTTCTTGAACCAGATCTTCTTCACCGGTTTCTTCGTCGCCAAGATCTGCCAAAAGGTCATCTCCTTCTCCACCAGCTTCATCTCCCATGGACATATCAGCTGCAACGTCATCATATGATTCTTGCGGCTCTTTATCCATGTCTGCATCAATTTTACCAAAATCTAATTCTTTTTGAAATTCTGGGTCGTCGAATTCAATATCATAAACAACGTCCTCAGCTCCTTCTTCTGCATCGTCTAAAGCCGCAAATGGAGCCATAATTTCTTCCTCAGCTTCTTCCGGAGAGCCTAGACCATCCACTTCTTCCTCTTGAAGCAAATCTTCATCAAGTTCCTCACCCAATTCAGATTCAGCAACTACGAAAGCCTTTTCACCTTCTCGCATAATAGTGGCTTTACCGTCTTCGATCTCTTGAAGAGAGTAGTTCTTTCCTTCATAGGAAACTTTCTTTTTGGCTTGTGCCATATCCCCTTCAAGGAGAGATTCAACAGCTTCTTTAATCTGTGGTGTAAATTTTTCTATAAGTGCTTGTTCAGCATTTTTAAGTGCTGCTTCTCGTAGTGCTTGTGCATCTACAATAGCTTGTTCTAACATTGAAGACATTAATGCTTACTCCTAGTAATACGTATCACTTTAAATAGTGAGAAAACAAAGAAAAAGACTTTATTTATGATTCTATGATCTCGATAAATGTCTCACCGGTGATCTCTTCGAGCTTACGGATCATCTTCTCCATGTTGATCTTGATGTGTTTACCGGTTTTTGTATTTCGACAATAGTATTCCCACTCACCTTCTTGGTTATGAGGAGAGATTTTGGTTTGGTTACCGTCACTATCTTGAACATATACATGAGTTGAGCCACTCATAGAAGAGGCGTAAATATGAGTGTGATCCGCCTCGGCTGTTGGTGCTTCATCGTGAGAGTGAATTTTAATAACACCCTCAACGTGAACGTTGCCTATTTCCATTGTTATATCTGACATTATGTTATACTCCATTCAATGTTATCGCCATTAGTACCGGCTCCTCTAGGGAAATAAATTTCAACAGATACAGACCCGTCAAATTGAGAAGCGTTCGCTTGGTTGGGATTAATTTGAAACTCTGTTACCCAACCGGTTAAATTGAATCTAATCCCGACACAACTACCAAGTGTAATTTCAGAAGACGTTCCAGAGCTTGCAGAAGACCCGTTGTATTCTACATGACCTGTGCTGCTACGATATCCATTACCAGCTCCACTAGTGTGTCCATTGATTTGAACTCTCATTCCCACACTAGTCCAAAAGGTACTTGCTTCTGGGTCTGTTGTTGTGCCGGCTTTATATGGCCTAAAAGAAAAAACCGTATGCCATGTATTTGCAGCTTTGCCGCTGAAATTGTAATGCCTTTTATATGTAAAGCTTCTGTTAGCTTGAGAGCCGGATGAATAGCTAGCATCAACAAGCTTCTGTTCTTCAAATGTACTTGAACCTCCACCCGATACAGTAGCAAAAGATAAATTACCAGCACCATCTGTTTGCAAAACTTGTCCATTTGTACCATCTGTATTAGGTATAGTTATTGCTCCAACCGAAAGAGTTCCGGAAGGAACATTTAAATTACCGGCAGAGTCAAGTTCCATCAGTGT